TTTAAGTTGTTCCCTTGTTGAAGGTTTTGCCATATGTAAAATCTCCTTGGTTCTACATTATTTATAAAACCAAGGAGATCCTTTTTTGTAAATGTTGTTTACTTAATCTTTAAACAAATATTGAATTTTTGCTAAATCGGTTACAGAAAGTTTTATAGAATCACCCAAAATATCTACATTAAGTGGTTCCCATGTTACTTCTATCTCGTCATTTAAGAATTCACTAAATTCTTTTATAAATGCCTCTTTGTTTTGTTCAGACACGGTATTACCGTCTTCAGAATATTGTTTAACTAGTTTTAATCTTTGATCTTCTACTAGTTTCACTTCAGCATTTAAAGCATTTAGCAATTTCATTAATTTAAATGAAATTTTGGTTGGAAGTGGTTCTTCTACTAATTTGTTTAAAACTGAAACAGATCCATAAATGTCAATCAATCTAACTTTCATAATATCTCCTTATTGCATTTCTATGCTTATTATATAGACAAGTAAATAAAAGTCAAGAAATAGTAGTTTGTGGTTTATAATATTTGGTTAAGAATTTGCTATATGTCATTGATGGTAATCTTAATCTCATAAAGGTATAACGTGCAACAGGAACACTACTGGAAATAAACTTATAATTATAAAGTAATGTTTTTTGTTCCCTCGTTTGTTGTGATGAAGAAGTAGTACTTGTTACTACACCAGTTCCACCCTGATCTACTGGTATCAATTGATTAGTCCATAATATATCAACAAATCCACAACCATTTACATTTGTACCAGTAACTACATCTATACCATTTTGTACTGTACTATCGATTACTAATTCTGCATATGCAGGATGTGGAAAATGTCTAATTGCGTCTACTTCTGTGGGAGTCGCAATTCCTGTTTGATATTTCAAACCTATCATATTTTTGCAAGAAAATTGTACTGGATAAAACTGTATACCTTTTAGTATTTTTCTTAAATTTTCTAATCGGAATGCATCATTTTTATTTGCTATAGAAGTCGCACAGTTTTCTGCATTAAATTCTAATTCCAATACAATATAATGAGTTGATTGTTCTGTTGGATATCCAGACATACTCCACCATATCAAAGGATATTGTCCAAGAGAAGAGGCACCAGATACTGTAGAAATGCCTATTGGTGCTGCGGGATAAAATGAAAGTTGTGGTGCTGGACCAAATGGATTAGCATCAAATCTGTTTTCTTCATAATAAAAAGATGAAGATGATAAATAAACTCTTTCAAAATTTTCTAAAGGTAATCCATTTTTAATATTTAAACCCATGAACCCACTAATAGCTCTCCAAACAGAAAGTTCTTCTGTCGTTAGTGTGCTACCCGAATCATCACCAAACAAATCTGGTCCAGCATTTATAAATGAATCTATATTAGAATTGCTAGAATTCACGGCAAACATTTTTACTATTTTTGATTTTAATGCAGGATCTAGCGTAACATACGCAGGAAGAGTATAACGAATAACTGCACTAGAGGAAGAACCCTGAATTTCTGGTCCAAGAACGGCTCCAGTACCAATACTGTCAAAGAAATCTAATTTTGTACTAGGAGGAGTTAAAGAATTGATTGGTGGTATTTGATATATGTGTCTGCACATATCATTTGTGTTTGGGGTAGAAGATTCTACTGGTCCATAAAAACAACTAGTACAGCAATCTTGTGGTTTTGCAGATGATAATACTTCAGGTATAGTGTTTCCTGTTGCACCGTTTTCATAATAAAGAATCCAAGAATATGGATTAATTCCTTCCCAATCGGTTTGATCGTAACCACCAACAAATAGTCTACAATCATCTCCAGTACCATTATTTACTGTTGGGAAAGTGCTACCATTTGGTGGTAGAAAAACATCACCAGTAATACAAGGATCTATGTTTATGCCAGATGGGATAATGGATTCAAAAAATCTTTGAGATCCACCAGAACCCCAATTCCAACATGAACCAAATGCCCAACGTTCAAAAAATTCTTGAGTAAATATACCACCGCAATACTCTTGCCCACATAAACTATTATGACTAAACCCTTGACCACCGGGTTGTAAATCTGGAACATTTAATAACACAGGCCTGTTATAAAACGGGTAAATTGTACTACTTCTGGTACTAGGGACTGTATCTGGGGCAAATCGAGAATCATATGCACCAAAAGGAACCAAAACCTGTGATGTTTCTGGATTTGTGTAATTTACACCATGAGTGGTCCATTGAATTTGAGGCATATTCATAATAGAAAATACCGTGCTTCGTTTGTTGTATGTTTTATAATCCACTATAATGTAGCCCGGAAGCACAGGATAATTATTTAAATTTCCATAACCTGTAATTGGTTGTCCATCAATAGAAGTTCCCAATAACGTTTCTGCCATAAGAGTTGGAAAAAGCGAAGTAATAGAAAAATCCGTTATGCACCATTCACAAAAACTACTATCTAAATTTTGTTCAAGAGTATTATAATAAGTGGTTTGTGTTTCTAAATTTTCACTATTTGTTTTTAAAATGTCATATTTTATTGATACTTTTGACCAATAATCTTTTTGTATATTGATTGAGGGTGTATTTGTTCCATTTTGGACGGTACTGCTAATTTGAGGATAATTAGCATATGATTGTCCCAAAGACAATGTGAAAATGGTATTCCCCGTACCACTACCACCCACAGTAAAATAGTAAACACTACCAGCAGTGCAACTTGGACATAAATCAGGAACAACTACAGTGGTATTATCAAAAACTAATATAGGATTACCGCTACCATCGCGGACATATATTTTTGAAATTTCTTGAGGATTTCCAGAACTATCTCTGACAAATATTCTAGATATTTCTCTTGGTGTATTTCCACTATCTCTTACAAACATAATATTATGGCTTTCTTATGAGAATAATTTGACCTGGAGGACCTGGAGGCCATGCAGCAGGATTTGTGGTATCCGTATCACTTGGAACGACTAAGTAAAGTGGTCCTTTTGTCGATGCTGTTATACTACTGGTATAATTTGTAGTATTGTATGTGGTAGAACCACTATAGAGGAGTGCTTTGGATACAGCACTTAAATCAAAATCGTACTGTCCATCTCCATTTACTATACCGATAGTATTTAGCATGGTGGGTTGACCGCGCGCAACTCCACCCACTTGCCAAGCCTGTATAGGATCTGTACCAATACTTGCTACAGTATTGGAACTGGCACTATCAACGGCGTCGTGTGTTGAACTGTGCGAAGATACAGTTAAACCTACTATCGTAGCATTTGCAAAATCAATTGTTCTTGTAGAGCCACTAACTACACCAAAATCAACATCTGTATCAAATACTACTTTTTTATTTGCTCCTGTTCCAGTTGTGGTTATTCTTACTTCACCATCTTGATCTTCATCTGTGAAAAGTAGTTGAGTTATCGGTGTTGCACCAAAACGCAACATGAATGAAGAACCGCTGTGCATTATAAAATTTGTACTACTAACTGTACCGCTTGTATTTGTTGATGACAGAATACATTCTCCAACAGCACCAAATTTAAATGTATTAGAAGTACCTCTTAAAACTTTAGCATTCAAGTTTACAGCAGTACCAGTTCCTTCTAAATGTATGGTGCCAGTTGCACTTAAACGAATTGCATCACCAACAAAAGTCAAATTACCTTGAGTTGTTGAACCGGCTGAAAGATTTCTAACATTTAAGGTATACCCACCCGCATACATGTATTGAGTTGCATTACCAGAATCTGCTTTTATGCTTTGTCCTGTAACTGGAGAAGTTACTGTGGCAAAAGTAGAAAGTGAACTATTAATTAGAGGTAATTGTAGTTCTCTAAATGTTATAAAATGTTCATTATTTGCATTAGAAACATCATATGTTCTGTGTCGTTCTACTATTGCTTTACCGCTAGGAACGACACCAATAAATGGATCACCATATGTTATAACATTTTGTCTTCCAGTACCACTGAATACGCTTCCAGAAAATTCTGGATTAGTATCTAAAATTAATGATGGATTTGCTCCGGTGATTGTTATTATAGATGTGCTATCGTTGGAAAGTGAGCCAGACAATGTAATATTTGATCCAGCTCTTAATCGTAAAGTGGCACCTGTCGTTGAGGTTGCAGTGCCGCTACCGAGAGCTGTTAAATCTGTTACTGTGGTTCCATCTGATATTTGAACCTTACCATAATGTCTTATGTCAAGTCGTTCTCTTAATGTTGTTCCAGTACCAGACTTAATGGGATACGCACCCAATGCACCAGAACCACCAAGTCTACCTAAAATTTGATCGGTAGCAAAACTCAAATGTGTAGGAACCGCGTCAATACTATTGGTATTAGCAAGAACACTGTTGTTTGGTATAGATGCTAGATTAAAATTCAATATTGCGTCGGTTGAATCTGAACTGCTTGTTATGGCAATTCCATTACCGTTATTTAATCTGACTCTATTAAAAGTTGAACTAAAATTATATTGCGAACTATTAGCAAATAGTGTTCTTAGTGCATTTTCGGTTGTAGTGCCTGGACCACCTTCAGATGTAATAGTAATTGTATTTGTATTGGTGTCTGCTGTTAAAGTTACACCAGAACCAGCTTCAACTCTTAATGCACCTTTACCAACACCATATGAGTTCAATATGGTTGGTGTGCCTGCTGTTCCAACTTGTACTACACCAAAATATGGTAGTTCCATTTCGGGAGAAGTTAAAGTACCAGAAGTTACTCCAGTCCACTTAAGAGTATCTGCTGTAATTGCTTCAATTGGACCACCAGAACGACCCAATAAAGAGTAACTATTACTTGCAAGACTAATTATACCCATACCATCTGTTGTGCCTGGGTTACCCAATATTGAGTAATCGTCTGGTATAGAAATATCAAAAATTGCAGTATCACTATTGGTATCTGTGTCAATTGTAACAAATCTACCAGATTTTAAAGTAAAATTATCTGAAGAACTAGCAGCATCAAATGAATCTATCGTGCTACCATTGTAATTTTTAACTATTACGCTACCAAATGCATTTTGAGCAACACCTGTATTTGTGATTACTATTCTATCTGGTGCGCCGGGATTTGAAAGAGATATACCAGCACCCGCCTGTATGTTAAGAACACCAGATTTATCGTTTGCAGTAACATAAGTTGACCCGCCGTCTATTGTCCATTGATTAAAAACACTTCCAATATTATCAATAAATCCTTCTTGGGCTATACCCAAAAAGTGTCTGACATCTCTTCTTGAAAGTCTTCTTATTTTACTATCAGGGAATGTGCTATTATCACCTAAAGCACTTGTTGTAATTCTTCCCACCATATAACCAGCAAGTTGATCTGGTAAATATTTTGACCAAGTTGTTGTTGGCCAGTCACCGCTAGAGTTTAAATTATAAAGATCACCATCATATGTGTATTCATCAGTTCCTGCGGAAAGTGTTATTTCTTTAGTATGATCCAAAGCAATATTTGTTGTTCCCAAACCATAACCTATTGTGAACGAATCTGCATCACCACCTAAAAGCGATACTGCCATTCCATCAGATGATGAATCGGAAACCAATACTTGATATGCTCCAGAATATGTAATATTTTCTGGGGCAACTCCACCCTCAACAGTTGCCGAAATGATTATAGAATCATCGGTGTTTTGTGTGAAGGTGACACCATCTCCAGCAATTAATTGTAAAGTATCTGATGTTGATTCAGCAACATAAGAATAATCTGTTCCATCACTGAATTTAAATGTAGTAAATGCATTTGGTGCTTCAAAATTTATAGTATCTGTAGTGGAGTTTGCTGTGATTGACAAAGTACTACTAGTAAATGTCAAAGTATCATTTGGAACATCAGCAACCACAGAACCATCACCATCGGAACCAACACCATTAACAGTAATAGTTCTAAATGTGTCTTGAGAACCAGCAAGATCTACTACTCGTATTTCAACTTCGTTGTTGGAATTAATATCCAAATCAATATTTGGTCCAGCAACAAACTTAAGATCAAAGTTTGGAGAATTTACTTCTAGAGTTTCTTCATTAAGTGCTTGATCGGTGACAGATACACTTGATATGTTTGCATTTTCGTTTGCACCAAGCAAAATACCCTTGCTGGAAGAAATTGCAACAAATACTGGCTTTATTATACCAGTTGAATATGTACCTTCTTGAACATATTGACCAGCAGTTGTTTGAGATAAGTAATATTTTATGCCTGGTTCTAGGGAACTAACTCCATTGAGTTCAAATTCACCATTCAACACTATTGTTGCAGAACCACCACTAATAGATTCCACTATACCAATTACATCATAATTTCCAGCAGGAGATGCTTGCGCTTTTGCATAAGTAATATCTCCATCAGTAATTGTTCCAACATACACTATGTTACCTACAGATAAAGTTAAATAATCTGTAGTTACAATTCTATTAGTAAACTTTTTGTTTATTAAGCCATCAGAACCAGTTAATGGAACTTTGTTCGATGCCCCAGATGGACTAGAAATGAATTGTTCAGAATTTGCCAAATTGTTTATTCTTATTTTGCCTGTTATTGTAAACAAGTTATTAAGAACATTTTGATCAAGATATTCATACTTAAAGGCGTCAAAAGAATATACAGATCCACTACCACCATCTGCGGGTCTATATCCTTCACTACCAGTTAATGCAAAGTACCCTTCGGCAAATTCCATTGTCCAAAGCATTGGCCAACGCAAAGTTGACGTTCCATAAACACTAGGATTGCTTATATAACCTAAACCATCTCCATTATTACCTTCTATACCAGTATAGAAGCGCATTGCAATTTTATTTTGCTGCAAACCCCCAACTGAAAGTTCATCTTCTCCTTGTTGAGGATAGTTTGTTGTAGCAAAATTAAAAGAAGCATTTGTAAAAAATGCATCTTCTCCATAATTTGTTGTATAGGGGTCCCATCCGGGGACATAATCACTTTGTGTAATATATTCTGGAAATATATTTCTAATAAAACCATCTGCGGGAAGATTTACACCCCCATCTACAACAAAACTGTTTATATTCCATCCTTTGGGTGTATTATTTGATGCATAATTAAAGCCTATAGCACCCTTTGCAGCAAGACCACCAGTATCTACTGCTGTTATTGCACCTTTTGTATATATTGCAGAAAATGTAGTAATTTGTTCAAATGTGTGGTTGTGTTTAATTACCGTTGGTAAAATGCTATCGGATTTAACTTTAAATAAACCGTTAGATCTTCCAATATAAACATAATCTGTAGATAATATTGGAGATACTGTAGAAGATGCTGTAGTAAGTTCTGTAACATTTGCAAAACTTAATGTTAATTCATTTGAAGTATTAAATCCAAGACCAGGACCAGCATCAATATTAATTGTAACAATACCATCTGCTCTGGTAGTACAAATACCATCGCCTTCAAATATATCGGCAACATAAAGAGAATTCATACCAGTAATAATTTGGTTTGTTCTAGTTAACCAAGTTATTACGGTATCACTATTTGTTAGAGTTTCAAAATCGAATACAGGTTCTCTAAATGTGCTCATTGATTATTTGCCTTTTAGTAGTTCTCGTACAATGTTTTCTAATTCTTGTACTCGTTTTTCTAAATTTATATATCTTTCGTTTTCCTTCTTCAACCGCTTCGCTTCCATTAATTTGCCACGATCACACGATAAAACGGCACCAGTTCTTGGATCTCTTTTAACATCATCTCTACCATTTATTGGTAAATTGTGCATCATAATACAGCAATACCTCTTAGATCTTGTATCTTTGGAACGTAAGCAGCATTTTCACTATACAAACAAAGTTTTATAGCAAATTTGTTATAAGGAACAGATGTGTCTACTGGTAGACGGAACGAAACATCCACATAATCTGTTTCATTTCTTGTATAGAAAGCATTAAATTGATCTATACCCATATCTGGTATAAGTTCTATGTAATTATTGTCATGAAACTCTTTTGTTTGTTCTGTTGTTTGATATTTCAAGAATGCTTGAATTCTTGTTCCTACTGGTTTATTTACAGACAACACTAATTTAAATCCTGTAGATTCGAATCCATCTTCCAGTGTGACTATTTTTGTAATATATCTTGCTCTACGCATTTCACCGATATCAGATGCATATGGATTCAATTCGCCGTTACTTGTACTATTATTATTGTTTTCTATAACATTTTTGATAACAAATCCAGATAATCTTTCAGTGTTTATTACAGGACATACATCTTTACTTGTTGTCAATCCAGTTGCTTTAAAGTATAAACTACTACCATCTCTTAGAATTTTTGTAGAAGTATATTTAATATCTTGATTTGCATTTATATTTGTATAAGTACCATCGAGCGTATTATTTTCACTAATTTGCCAAGATATTTTTGCTACATCAAATTCCTGATAAGAATTACTCAAGTTTAGTATTTCGTAATTTAAATCTTTACCAGCAAAATTAGTCTTACCTACAAATGTGTATAATTGATTTGTTGTGAATTCGCACTTGTTCAATGTCATCATCATATCAACTGCTGGTTGTGGCAACCATGTGCTTGCATTAGATGAACTAAAGAATACACCAACATAAGGTTGTTCGGTGACTCTTTGAGTTGTATTCAATAGAGTTTGTCCAATTTCTGCAATATAAATTTCATATTCATCTGAAGTTGAACGAACTACAAATGAGTGTTCTCCCGGCTCAAGATAGAGTGGATGTTCAAATGTAAATCTTGTTGCAGTAGCAGAATTATTTGCAGATGGTGCATCCGAAACATTTACTTGTGATGGATGCAATATGCAGATACCACCCGGATATATCTTGTTTGCATCAGGGAATCCATTTACAGTTGGTCTTACTTCAATTTTTGCTGGTATATTTGTAGAGTTATCTGGTTTTCTTGCAAAGAAAACATCAATACTGCTCAAGAATATACCATTTGGATATAGTTCTGGATTTATTGTAAATGTTTGAGCAAGAGGATCTACTCTCCAAGTGGTTGTGTTTGTATTAACTGTGCTTTGTGAAAGTATTCTTTCTTCTGTTCTATTAATAGTTTCAGTATCAAAATTTCTAATAGTTGCTCTAGTGGTTTCGCGTATTTGTGATAAACCAGAAGCAGAATAGGTTCCTGTAGCAAATGTAGATGCTCTGCTAAAATCGTTATTTTGATTATCCGAAATTGTAAACTTTCTGTCTCCGGTTCTAAAGACTCCACCCGGCATTTCAAAAATTATAAACGCATTACCACTTGAATCTGTTTTCTTAAATCCTGATGTTGTATTTGTAAATTTATTTGCTTCATTCAAAGTCAAATTAGCAAAATCAGTATCCATTTGAGCAATACTGGAATAAAGATAACAATATTGCGATACATCAATACCGTCAAAGAAAGGATAAATTCTGGAATTAGTTTTCATTCCATTGATAACAATTTTTAGTCTCTTTGCTCTCATATACGGAATCAAAGAAACATCAACAACTCTATCACCCAAAGAAACTTGTTCTGTGGTTGTTCTTAATTGCTCACCAATAATAGATCTTTGTTCTCTTATTCTTGTGTTTGTGGTGGTGGTAGTTGTTCTTGTTCTTCTTCTTCCTTGAGCAGTTGTCGTTCTTCTTGTTCTGGAAGTACTTTGTCTACTCAATTCAGTCCAATTACCAAACTCCAAAGAGAAAGGACCATCTGGAGATGAATTTAATTCATCCAAAATACCTTCCCAAATATCGTTTTCTCCAGCCAAATTTACATTTAAATCTGGTCGAGTTGTTGTATCTACCCAGTCGTCTTCTCTTGGTGCGAGACGAACCGTACCTTCTAAATTTAAAGTTTCAAAAGGCGTTAGAGTCATGGATCTTGTTGCTTGTGGTTGAACAACAAATGCCGTCTCTGTGTAGGGCATCATAAACAAACCAGTAGATATTGAAGGATTTGCTGTGCTTCCAATAACTCCTGTTTTACTATTTTTTATTTCAATGAAAGTTGAAGAATCGGATACTGGTGTTATCTTAAGATTTTCTACTTTTGCTTTTGGACGCAAGCAGGTTTCTGTTTCGTCTATTGCAATGTAATAATCTGGGTGCGACACTTCACCTATTTTATGATTTTCAAATGGATCTACTATGATACCATTTTTAAATCTATTATTTCCGTTCGTATCTTCAATAAGCAGCGAATCGGCATCTTTTTCTAGCAAACTCAAAGAAGAATATACTTCCAATTGTTGAACTCTTTTATCAATACGACCAATGTCTCTCATTGTGTAACGTTTATTGTCTGTATAGATAAAACTTAAATCTTGATTTGTAAAAATATAACTTGGTTTTTGTATCTTGTACAATACCATACCATCCTCTGGAAGATCTGGGTATTGTGGGGTAAGTGATGTAATACCATATGCAAACTTAAATGCTCCCTCTTTATTGATATAAAGTAAATCATATCTTGGCATGTAAACACCCAAAGAAGTATTTACAGTTGAAGATTGTGGGAGTATTACAAATTTAGTTTGTCCATATGTTCCAGAATCATTCAACAAACCACGGCAATCTAAAATTGCAGATAAATGGTATTCGTTTCCATCTACTTTTGATTTATAGTATGGAATATTTTTAACAGAAAGTGTATTTGTATTGAAATCTTTGTAAGACTCTCTCATTATAATACCGGCAGTATTTGTTGGTATAGAAGACGAGAATCCACTTACACTTATTTGTACACTATAGTTTTCTGTTACACCTTCACGGACAAGCGTACCGAATTTAGGAATATTTGGAGTAACTGCTCCCTGAGAAATATCGGTATTTTGATTTTCAACTACACCATCACTAGACAAAACCAATATAGATTTGCCATAAGCATAGTCATCAACTTCTCTAGAAATACCAAACAGTGCTTTTTTATTTTCACTTTGTATTTGGGCACCGAGTGGACTACTTACAAAGAAAACAGAAATCAAAGAAGAAACATCATATTCTTCAAGTTGAGCTGTCCATTTTCCTTTAAATTTACCAGAAGTTTGATAACGCAAGTATGCAGTTTGATCAAATTGTTTTTGTGTTTTTGTTTTTAGTACACTAGAAACAACACATTTTACTTCAGCACCAAACAATATACTTGTGATTGTTCCATTTGTTTTCTTTCTAAACAAAATAGTATCTCTGCTGGAATTTTCACTTCCTTCAGAAAATACATCATAGTATAATGTGGAATTATCGGCAGGTTCCGCATTTGAAGATTCCAAATTGTTGTACTTTACAAGATTAACGGTATTACCAGATTGATCTACAGCAAAAGAGAATGTTGACGCAAAATAACTTGGAAATTCTGCATTTTCAATAGAGTTATATTGATCGTTTACTTTTACTTCTACGCTATTTGATGCAAAATTAACGTTATACAATTTTTGTACAGTAATTTCTGTAGATCCAAAATTAGCAGATCCAGTAATTACATTCTCAATAACATCGGAACCCGGTAGAGAAATTATTTGTTTATCTGATGTGGGGAAATACAATTTTGTAATATTTTCACCATCAATAACTTCTTGATTTATATTAACCAAAGAAACTATAGAATTGTATGAAACACCTAATGCAGTTGTATTTACTACAGATTTACCAATTTGTGTAACGTCACTAAAAGATATTGGTTCATTGTAAGCAATGTTTGTATTCATTAATGAAACATTATAAACATTTCCAGCATCTAATTGTATTGCTTTTATTCTAGTTGTTCCTATTGAAGATCCTTGTGCAATCGTACCTATACTTTCTGTGATACTATCAGTAGCACCAGAAGGTAAAGAATTTTGAACAACCGCATTTGAACTAAAATTGTACCAGTTAGTAACAGTAGAACCACTGGTAGTAACATCTTCAAATACTCGTAGTGGTAAAATATTTCTTTTACTGTTTTTGAGTTTAGTACCAGTAGAACTTGGTGAAATTCCTGGTCCATAACGGAATCTTGAAAGTGTTTTATTTGTCAAGATAAGTGGATTATTAGTATTAATATTTAATGGATCATCTGTTCCCAATTTAATTCTTTTTACTGTCAATATAGATGGGACATTATTTAATGCTGTGCTATTTGGTTGCCAATCAACAACGGTACCAGCTGCATAATTTGTTATTGTACCATCAGAACTTTCAGTAAGTGCTTGTATTACAGTTTCACCAATAGCGTATTCATAATTTGGATTATATGATGTATCACCAGTTGATATTGTTTGTACTAATTTTTCTCCACCAGTTTCAGTTTCCCAAGATTGTGTATATTCCAATCCGGGAACATATGATGGATTTTCTGATGTGTTTCTTAGATTTATAAAAGAACCTGTTTTTCTATCAAATTTACTGGTAGATGCTATACCGGTGCCTCTTGATAACAATACACCTGTTGCCAACTTTTGATATACATTGCCATATTCAATTTTCATAATTGAACCTGGGCAAAGAACATAAAGTGTTTTGGAACCAGAATCCCAATTTAAATACTCACCAGAAATTTTAGAAACTGAGTTATCTTGTTTATATACGCGGTAATCGCCATTTGCCGGATGGTTTCCACAAAGTTCATATTTCCATTGATATAATTCTCTACCGGGAACGAATTCACCATTGGCTACTACTTCATCGGAAAATATTATCTTTTGCACAGTACCACATTCTGGTGTACTAATTTTTCTTACAGCATCTATTTGGTAGATGCAGCAACTGGATGTACAATCTCCATTAGAATTTCCTGTGCATAAAATCAAAGTATTTGTATCTGAGCAATCTGAACAATTTCCTTCTTGTCCTGCGGTATCATTTAATGGGGAATCGAATTCAACGAAAACTGATACCTTTTGTGTGGCAGCATCGACAGCGGACGATATTACTACACCAGTAGCCAAAAAAGTAGAATCACAAATTGGATGAGTTGGGAGTCTTTTTAAGTGTACTCTTTGACCACTTTCATATAAACCTTTACCTGTGGTAATTGTAGAACTATCACATGTTTCACTATTAGAGCCAGAATTTAATGCTTCTACCGTTGTTAATTTATATACGTTTGAAACCGTCTGTACAGATCTTATACTTGAACCATAATACATTGGGTTAGCGGGAAAGGTTTTTGAATTATATGTAAATTCGTCAATTTCGTCGCAGTAAATTACACCATTTGCAATATTAAATGTTGTTGGATCTTCACTTGCGTGGAACAATACTTTAATGAATAAACTTCCACCCCCACCACTTGAGGAAGGTGGAACCCAACGCAACGCAATACCTTCTGCTACAACTTCTCCAGTATCGCCATTTATTTGTTTTACTCTAAAGTGTTTTGCGATATCATAATTTCCTTGTGTATTTAACGGTAAAGAAATCTCTTCGCGGAAACCTCTTTGTCCATCTAAAGATGTATCGAGAGATGTTCTGGTTGGATCATATGCGGTTCTAAAATTACCATGAAATGAGTCTTTAAAATCTATTCTAATGACATCGGGAACTTTGTCAGAAAAACATTTTGCAGTATAAGTTGCCTGAGATCTATCCCCAGACACTCTCATCAATTCGTTACTTAATCCGTTTTGATAACCGTTATTTGTTGTTGCTGTTACTGCCATTTTTACCCTTTATATGTAAATTATTCTGACACAAAAATGACGCTTTCGTGTGGATATGATGTATTAAAATCCTCACTGTCAGTCAACTTTAAAATATCTATAATATCACCCTGTATGTCTTCGCTTGTGTATTTAAAAGGTGCCCATGCGTATATTGTTTTTTCTATTGTTTCTGTACCTGAAGGATAGATCAAGAACGTGTTCGTATCTACGTCAATCAAATCCATTAAAGGCATTTCTTCGTAATTTGTGATCGTATTTGCTTCTCTGCTGGTAAACGATCCTTTTACATAATTACCAATTTCAAAATCAACATTCAATCCAGTTAGTAGCTTGGTATCACTTTGATTTCCATTATTTAAATATTCTACAACTCTTGGTGCAAATGTTTCATATTCATAACCATGAACGTATGCTTTTCCTGGCTGTAAAGACACTGCCATTTTATTTTCACTTCCAACCGGAATATCCAATAAAGAGTAAGTTCCCTTTGGATCTATTTCTACTGTCACGGATGTTACATTTATATTTCTTACTGCTATGGATGGTGATTGTTTATAATAATAACCACCTGCACCTGTTGGGAATCTGTAACCATTTTGTATTTCTACGATCAATTTTAATGTTTTAGCGATTGGAGCGTTTTCATTATATTCTGGTATTAGATCTACTACTTTTCCTATTAAAAACGATTCATTTAACAGTGAGGCAGATGTATATGGATTGTAGTTTGCAGCATTTGGTATGGTATTTGACCAAATATAACCACCAACTTTAATAATAGGAACACTGCTTGGAAAAATTTCACTAACAGTATTGGCCTGTACAGTTAAAATGTATCTGTCTTTTCTTAAATAATTTTTTACTTCTGCAATAAATGGTTTTACTGTGTATGAACCAGATTCATCTTGTGTTCTTTTTGCAAACAAATCTAAAATTTGTGCGTAAGAAGATTGATCTTTAATGTAATCTACAACACCATTAGTTGTGCGTAAAATTTGTATAAAGTTTTCAGTAACATAATTATCAATATCAACTACACCAGATTTATATTCTATACTCGATAGTTCCAATGATATTTTATATCTGTCTGCTCCGGGTGCGGTATAATTATAAAAACCTCTAGCCGGATCATTTAAAGTTGGATCATCGTTTGCTGTAACTATTTCTCTGTTTATTGAGTAACCAATTCTATGAGATGGTTTATTGAATAAACGAACTCCAGCCTGTGCGAATGTTGGATAAGATAATCCACTATCTACAGTTAATTCAGATTCGTCATCTAGTGACTTTTTAAATAACGATATTGTTTGTTTTGTAGTTGTTACAAAGTAACCATCTATGTAAAAAATACCATCATTTACGGTGACTAAGAATGCATTTCCAGAATATTCAACTGTGTATTGATCTGGATTTGTTGTTTCTAGTGTTGGATTTATAACATTTAAAAATGGTCCGGAGGTTGATGTGCCGATGTACAAATCTCTGTCCATAGTAAATGTTCCGCTTGCGACAGATGGAGCAACTGATATAACATTATAGAATATGATACTATAATCATCTGCCGCAGAATAGCCAGCAGGTTCACTATAAGAAACTTTAATTGTTGCCAATTCAGTAAAAGTTGTTCCGCTTTTGCTGTATACTTTTAATAAGTTAGTAGTAAGACCATCAATATAAGAATCGGAAGAATTTCCAGTAGAAGTTCCACCAGTGTTGTAAGTTGTTTTTTCAACTCTCACATAAGGTGTACTTACTATTTGTATTTGTCCACCAAAAACTTGACTACCATCTTGGAATATATGATCTGCAAATTTAGCAACTTGAGATTGTAATATTGTTTGTAATTGAGTAAGTTCCCGAGCTTGAACAGCATAACCGGGTTTAAAAAGAACCTTTAGGAAGTTCTTTGTTTCCTCAAAGTCGTCATAATATGGTGAATTCGAAGCAAAATCTGGGTTCTTAAATGTCATGGTTTCCTCAGAACTCCACTAATAGTTTGATATTTTCTGTATTTTCCAACTTACGTTGCACAGGCCCTACATCATTTATATATAACAAATTACCAGAGTAACGCACTAACTTTGGTTGGTAAAGTATATTTTGTACGGTCATTTTCATATCAACATATTCAGTTGGTTCATATAAACTATTTATTTTGTAAATTTTAGTTTGTCCATCCGCATAAAATGGACCATTGTAATTATTTACATACAAATAGACTATGTTTGCATCCCCAGTACCGGAAGGAATTCCAACTCTTATTATTTTTCCTAAAGAACCTGTTGTTCCTTGACGAATTAATGTATTGGTTTCCAGTGAGATATTATCAGAATTCACTAATTCAAAAGCAGTATCTATCCCATCTCTATCAATTACACACTCCAAAATATAAGAATAACCTAAAGTTTGTTCTCCAATATATTCTATGGGATCGCTTATAGAAACCAAAGTCCCTCTTGTTACTGCTCTAGTTTGATTTTCCACAGTTACTATAGAAGTTATAATTTCACCGGGGATATATTCACCATCTTCATATCTTGCTGGTATAAATCCTGTTCCCGGATTATTTACTTTTATTTTTGCTTTTGTTGGATATAGTGGATTTACATATGCATAACCAGTTAATGGTTGTTTTATTTCAGCCGTTTCATAACTTACCGTACCATAAACCGAATCATCATTAATAAAATCGGTTTGTAAAAACGTATTTTCATATTGAACTTTTATTGCTTTTGAACAATTATTGTCACAATCTAAAAATATAAAAAATGAATCATCTATAGTTTCAGTAGTTTCTTTTAAGTTTTTAATCTTATAACCAGAATATGTTTCAAATGCGCCGTTGATCAAATCACAAACCAATATTGTACTGAAACCTGTTACCATTACATCCGTTATTTTTGCTCTAAATTGATCTGGAAGATTATCGGGTCCTCTAACAATAATATCATTTACTTCAAAAAAATCATTAGGATTGACATATGGATTTTGTGCTGTTCCTATTGTAATTGTTATTTTGGGATTAATAGCATCCAAAACCATTTCTCTAACTTCTATTATTTGTGTTCCTGCGATTTCTTCTAAATTATCTTCATTTAGAATTTTTGGACTTTTAATTAATGCAAGTTGAGTATAAAATGTATTTGGTGTTATTACATTTTTATACTGAGGTCCCTCATATACTAATCCTATATTTTCCGGTAAAGAATAAATTACTGGATCACTTTCCGACAAAGTTGTTACTGGTTTGATTTTTTTAGAAATCATAACATGCTTTGCGCCTAATATTTGAGTAATATCTGAAGTTAGACCATTTAAACCAATGATTGGTTTTAAGACTGTACCATTTGAGACTAATATTCTTGCTTCTGCATAACTATAATTAGATCCAATTTTTAACATTTTAATCTTTGTTAATTTTTTAGCAGCATCTAATGTAGGAATAGCCCAAGCGTCATTACCATTACCAATTATTTTAATTGCTGGTAAAATTCTAAATTGTACTGTAGTTGGTGGTAGTGTTCCAGTTGGACCAAATTGAACTATTTGATCCGTACAAATGTCAATTTGGAAATCTCCATTATTATTGAATCCACTTCCATCCAATACCGCAGTATATCCATTTTCAAAATTAATTACATATTTGTCTTTGTAAAAATTTTGTGTTTTATTTAATTCTTGCAAAGCATCATCTACTATTACTGAAAGACTTACTGTACCATCTTCACCTGTTTCTTGCACCACACTTTGTATTGCATAAAATGCATTTTCAAAATTTGCGTTTACTGCTCCATTGTATGCGCTTCCTTGCACAACAACATCAATTGCTTCAACCGCACCTCTGATTGTATTTGCTTGTACATTTTGTTGTAAAATTCGTTCATCTGTATAGAGATCAGTTCCTATTTCTTTAACTGGTATAAATCCCGGATAATCAAATTTTTCCAAATCAATATCACTTAATTTATACAAAAACTTCCACGTATAACCATCTTGTTTTATTTCTGGTTCTATGGTTTCGCTTGTTGGAGCATATGTACTAAATGCATTTTCGTTTTCTGGACTAGCAAGACACAAATAAACACTGTTGTTGGTGTTATTATATGCATAAAACTTTTCATTTAATTCATATTGATTTTTGCTTTTATCGAAAGCCTCATACCGCGTTCCAGAAATCCAATCTATTTTTTTAATCATTAATGATACATCTGTTCTGAATATTTCATTCATAACAAACATATTATCCCAAGTATACTGATCTGTTTCCACACAATCCGCAAATCGGGAAGAGGATGCTGTAGAAGAAGTTACAGCATTACCAATAGAAACAAAATACGAACTGCTTTTTGATTGATTAAAATCATTCAAAAATACTTTAGCATTATTTTCTCTTCCTCTTTGTCTGAAATTTGACATATTAACCCTCTGTGCTTTCGTCAGTACTTGTTGATGTATTTATGAAATTTTCAAACAAGATTTCATCTGCTGCATATTTATTTGGTGAATTTGTGTTGTAAATTCTTTGTGGTGGTTGCTCATTTTCTGTTATTTCATCTTGAGCATAACTGCCATAGTCAATTTCTACAGCATCAACATAAGTTCTTACATCTTGATCCACATCTTTATTCAGTTGTCCATCAAGTTTTCCTATGGACGCCCAGTAGACGTAACCTCTATCAATATAGTTTTTAATTTTTGCAAAAATTTCATTTCTAACTCTATTGTAGAATTCAGAATCTCTTGTGTGTTGTCTGCCGTCGTGTGGACCAATTAGATTAGAAGAACTTACTGCTGCTGTTGGTGTGGCAAGTCCTTGATCGTGCCATGCTGGAGAAGTTTCCCACAATCTTCCGTAACCTTGCCAATTTGTAAAATTATCTCTATAAACTTTACGCAATTCTGAACTTAATAAGTAGTAATTTTCTACAATTACTCCTATTTCAGTGTTTCTTCTATACCAAGAGAACATATTATTTGGATCTAGACCAGCAAATCCTCCTATTCCACTTTCATTTTCTTTTCCAATATTCCACTCTCCTTGATTTAAGTAACCGTTTAACAAAATTAAATAAGGACAGTATTGATAAGCACCAGAAGAATAAACTAAATCATTAGGATCACCTGATTCTGTTCTATAATCTTTTCCACTAGCATCTAGTTTTCTATATCTCTCTCTACCTTTATTGTACCAACAATCGTCGGTATATACTGTATTGAAAGGATCTCCTGCCTCACTTTGTGAAGGAACAGCAGTTCCCTTACAAATTTCCTCAGTTAGATCAATTTTCATTAATGTTTTTCTTGGATAACTAGTATTTGCAACTTTATTAAATTCATCTAATATTGGTGCTCTTGGATCGATAGCAAGGGCTTCTGCCATTACTGTCTTTAAACCAAACTCTTCAATCAACCAAGCCTTGTAGTCACCTACGGCTTGTCTTGACGCAGCATTTGGTCCATACGATACACTACCACCATTTTCATAATTAAACATTCCAGGTCCAGCATCTATCGCTAAGAAATTAATTCCAATATCAATCCAAGGTTGTAATTCATTTCTTAAGAATTGTGCGTGAATTGCATTATTCGCTGGATTTGGAGTTTGCCATCCTCTACCAGATTGTGCATTTTGTCCAGAAGAACCATTTCCAAGATCCCCACTAATTCCAATATCACCAACTGGTGTACCGTTTAATGTTGGTATTGCATATCCGATATACAAGCCAACATCCGCTTGTGGGTGTGCAGCAATCCAAGCACCTAACTGAGTTAACCATTCATTCAATCTTCCGTTTTCATTAAATGTTAGTGTTGTGCTTTGTGCTTGCTGAACCGTTTGTGGTATTCTTAGACCAGTTGCAGGATCTATTGGAAGATTATTACCATGCCAACATGCTTCGGATGGATTGATAATACCACCAGTATACACTCTGTGCTTCATTGCAGAAGTTATTGCTGAAGTATATCCTGGTCCATATGTAGTTGAATAACCACATGGAACCCAAACTAAGAATCTTCTATATCCTCTATTATAATTATATTCTAAATAATTTTCTATAATTTTTTGTATACCGGTATCCTTCACCCACAATGCATTTGCATTTTGGTTGTCTCCTGTAAACGACAAGTATGTGTTATTTCCACCAGCAACTGGTAAAGTACACGCTACTCCAGGTCTACGATCTACATTAAATTGTGCCGGTGGTTGAGGCCAATCTCTAATGTGAGTTTGCTCTTGGTTTTTCATAAATTTATGCAACGATCCATCTTTACGGAAACTCAATATTATAGAAAGACCTTGGACACGTTTTGCAGTTTCTGATAGTCTAATATTGGGCCATGTTGTATCATCGTAATTTGCATAATTTGACGCTTCTTGAATTGTGGCCGGAGGTTCTGTTATAAATGGATCAAAACGAGCAAATTTACCATAGTATCCAGTCCAATATGGATCATTAGTTAAGTCCTCGTAGGGCACTGCGACCATATCATCATAACTTGCATATTCCACAGCAAGTTCATATGCTATTTTTCTGGTGGAAAGTATACTCAATATCGATGCAGCACCTCTGTCTGGAGTTACTGGATTAGCATAACAATAATTTTTACAATTTGGACTGTAATCACTATTGCCAGGATTTGTACTGCATTGGAAAGTATCATAATCATTTTTTCTTATTTTTGTTGTATGATCAAATATTGTTGGTTTTACATAGGGATTATTTACAATATCTCGGCAACCAGCATGTGGCGTTTCGTTTTGAGCACATGGTCTTGGTTGTTCGTAAATACCTTCTGTTGCAGTTATCATATAATTCAATTTAGTTGCAACATAATTTGAAGTAGTATTATCTGACCAAATTATTTCGTCTTTTTGCTTTATAGCAGAATTTAGATTCAATTTAGCACACAAATCATTATTGATGCTAATTATTGGGAAGTCTAATGCAAAACTTCTTCTTAAACCACTCTTTGGTGATGATTTATTTGTATAAATTCTTGTTCCAGCGGGATGTGATGGATTAGTTGTTGTGGTTGGTAATGTTGATATTTCTTGGGCGTCAAATCTAAAACTTGTCCAAGATTTTTTATAACCAGCATTATTTGGATCACTGGAACTGTAAAATTCGTAGAAGGATTCCGCAACGTCAGAACCACACACTCCTTGCACGAACGGTGAAAAGAATTTACCGGAACGTTGATTATTGAATAAACCAACTCTTCCTTGTTCTTTAAAGTGAATCGACATTTCTCTACTTCTATTTGATTCCGCATCATTTAATGATTCAACTTGTGCTGTTGTGTTAAAACCATTACTTGTGCAAGTGTAATACTTGTGTGTATTGGTTGCCAAAGCACCATGAACTGAATTTGGATAATGGTTTAATCCTGTTATGATAAAATTACTTGGATCGATTTGAGGCATTAAACTAGATAAATCTTCTCTTAAATCTAAAGTATCGGGTTCACCTTCAGCATTTTCAAACAAACACATTTTTGATATTGCTTTTGCCATTCTAAACACTTTATCTTGAAGTGCTTTGACTGCCTTTTCAATCCAAATTAATTTTTCACTATTTGGTAGATTATTATATACAGCATGACCAGGATAATCTGGTAACAATTCATCACAATACGCACATTCTGTTACTTGATACTCTTGACTGAATAGTATTCCATTATTGGGATACCATTGTCCACCGCCCTTCCAATCTTGATAGAATGGAACAGCATACATGTCATAGTGTGCAATGTTTGCTTGATTACCAAACACTTGACGTATGTAATGGTTCATTTTTCTTGTTAATTTTACATATGAAACAACTCTTTGCCATAGATTTTCATTTATGGGTTGACCTTCAATTGTAACATATGCTTTTGTTCCATCTGCAAGAACTTTTCTGCCGGTTGCATTGACGGATCTTATTTGATCTACCAATTCTGCTTCATAATTTACTAAAACATATTTTGGTCTATATTCTCCGTTTACATACTCATCTGCATGATAATTATTCCAAGCAGAACTTTGTAGAACACAAGAAGGCACGTTTGGTAAATTATTTACAAAATATTGATAATCTGCCATTTCTTTTTCGTTTTCCAACATTTTTTGGAACAACGAGAAATAAACGTGATCTGCACATCCATCGTCTTTTCTCACCGGAGCAAATAAGAATCCGGTGTATTTAAACATATTTCCTGGCTCATTTCTTACATGAGGCGCATCGTTTGCACTCTTAATTTCTAAAGAAAGATTTGAGTGTTTTACTGGATATTCATAACCCAGAACAAATGGACTATTTTGATTTAGGAATATTTTTTCATCTAAAAGTTTTTGTCCAGAAACCGCACCAGCCTTCAAATCGGTTACTCTACCCCATGCAATCAAATCGCCGTTTCTCTTTAGAGCCAAAGAAACGTAAGCGCAACTACCAATCCATACACAATCTGCCGTATTTACATTCTTTAATGAAGCCGGCACATCACATTCTCCATATCTGTTTTCACCCCAACATACAACTGTTCCATCTTCACGGAGTGCGATTGTGTGGTGATAGGAACCACAAATTTGTTTAAATTTGCCTGTTGGTAGACCAGCAGTTTCGTCTGAATTGAAGAACGGTAAAGATTCTCCCCATTCATTTCTGTCCCAAGCAAATACACTACCGTCATTTTTTATGACTTGATTTGTATAATAACCAGCACCAATTGCTTTAACTGAACCCAAAGTGGTTTTAAGCAATTTTACTGCGGGGGCTGTATTATATCCATATGGTGCTGCTTTTGTGATTGGATCTGAGTCTGAATCTGCATTTGGATTACCCGCACCAACTCTATTCCAACCCAAAGATCCATCATGAGGACCACTTCCGGTTATTGTGTAATACCAGTTCCAACCCCAAGTTTCTATATTTCCATTTTGTGTTAATGCAATTGTGTGCGTTCGTCCGGCAACAACATCTGTATATTTGTTTCCAGAAGTACCGAATAGAGAATTTGGAATTTGTTGCCCAGCAGCATTAGTATATCCTAAAGAAGTTCCTCCGCTTGCTTGAACCATTGGCAAACGTCTATCACTTCTTGTCCAAGAACCATTTAAACTATAGTTTGGACTGTCTTGATTTCCTACGGTTGCTCTAGAGAATTGATAATCATATGGAGCACCAGTATGGGTGGACCAATCAATCAACCCACTCCAAGCAGCACTTCCAGTTGGTGGATATGTATCGTTCGGATATGAAGATGTTCCTCTCACATAAGGAGTATCATATCTACCATTTGGCGTGCCTTCATGTATATCACAACCTAACAAATTGTTTCTAAACAATCTATATTTTATACTACCCACTGGTGTTGGTACACATGCATTACTTGTACCGACATTTTCAGAACTACCAAATGAAACCAAATAAGATGACTTATCTTGTTCGTATTTGTAATAGGTATAAGGAACCGGATTTGTAATATAAAGAGCATCATTAACAACTGGAAGTGGAATCAATCCAATTGGTGTCCAAACTGTGTTTGGATCGCTCAATTGTGCTCCTTCATTTCCTCCAAATACAAACAATTCACCATTTTCCATCAGAACATTGCAATGTCCTGCACCAGCAGCAATCTTCTTTATTTTTACTTCGTGTAATTTTTCACCAGATCGTTGCATATATCTCAATTGTTGCATGAAGAATTCTGTATTTCTTTTTACACTACCATCTCCACCCCAACCAACAATTGTGTCATTTGTAGTTAAACCGTATACTTGTCCATAACCAACAGTTATTTGTTTATACTTTAAAGATTGATACTCTGTTGGAGGAATTAAATTATAACCAGAATACACCGGAATAGTTGTTGACCATTTTAAGGTTCCATCCTCCGTTGTCCAGAATAATACTGGCGACCAACCTGTTGCAACTGAAGAATAATTTGTTGAATTACCCAGTGTTCCTTGTTCGTCGTAATTATATGCTAAATCTGGTCTTCCGTTTTGAGTGGTACTTCTTACCCAGAAACTTGCTGGTATTTGTGTACTTTCAATTACATAATTTCCAAAATAATCGTAAGAATAATCTATAGGTTTATTTGGATCATAAGGTTGAGCAGTAAATACTTGTTCATTTATAGTAATATAATCGTAATTTCTGCTTCCATTGTTATTTGGGAATGGATCATTTTGTCTTAATGCTGGACCCCATTCACCATCAATTGACATCATTTCGGAAAAAACGGAATCAACCAATCTAGGAGATTGATAACAAGCGGCTGTTTGGTAGCAAGGATCTGTGCAAAGAGTAACAGATTGTGTTGGAGTTATATTTTTTATTACTCTTATTGCTTGTCCATTGCTATCTAATCTATAATTGTCTTCATACATCCAATTTAGATTAGCTCCCAAAAGCAACGATACTGTTTGACCACTTTCGTACAAATAATTTATAGGAGAAATAGATTTGCCTTGAGCATCTAATCCAATACCACTACCATAGTCATGGTTTGCTCCTCCACCCATTGCTTTATTCTTGTGTAGGAATGTGGTAAAATTTGTATCTATCATTGTAACATATTCTAAATCTACTGTTTCTTGTTGTCCACCTTCATCTAAAATATAAATTGGAGGCACAGAACTGGCAGTTAATAACCAAGCTCCTCTGCTATTTGCATCTAGTGTTATTGTTTGTGGTATATCACTTCTAGTTGTACTACTACCAAATGCTCTCAAAGTAACTGATGTTGAAGGTTTGGCAGTTAATCTCCACAAGTATCTGTTTGAATTTAATAATTTACCACCAGAAACAAATACACTAGTATTTACTGGAATTTTTGTTTTTACTACTGGCTGCACTCTACTGTTATTTGAGTTTTCTCTCCACTCATCAAGTACTTCATGTAAATCTAAAGTATCTGATTTATCGTAATTAAAATAGTTAAAATAGAGAGTACCATGTAAACATGCATGAAATACTGCTTCTTTCCAATAGGCATCTGCGTATTCGCCACCATTTGCTGCACAGAATCTAAATCTCTCAGCGACGCACCACTTTTTACTAATTAACCACGGAGTCAATCTTTGCCATGCGGTTTCGCTGGAATTTATAACTCCACGAATACGTTTCATATCGATTAAAAATGCTAACCATGCTGGAGATGTATATCGTTCGAATCCTTCTACCGCAACACCTTGTGGAAGTTTTGCAAATTTATATTTTTGATCATCATTTTCTGGATTGATCTTATAACCATATAAATTAAACGCAGTAGTACCCAACTCAGCATATATGTGTGGTGCAATCATTGAATCTGCACTATCTTCTCTTGGGGCTTCAATCCACAAGTTGTCCATATCCATAAATTCCATTTCAGTTTCACTGACAGGATAATGTCCATCCAAAGAAATTTTAACATTTGTAAAACCATTATCAACTAATGGATCTTTAAATAGTTCTAGTCTGTAATATAAATTACCCCAGTCGGTCAATACTGCGGTCCATGCGCGTGTGGCAGCATTATTACTTGAAGTGCCCCACGGTGGAACTTCCATATCATATTCTGGTTGTGCAGAATACAACCAACCAAACATAGGAGCAAATGCATCATATGCATTTGGTTCTGCTGAATTATACCAAGATGTAGAATAATATGGATATATTGTTCTATCTGTTGTGTTATTTTTAGTAACACAATATTCGTAACGATCCATAAAATCTTGTTCTAAAGTTTTTCCATTAACTGGATTTACTGTAGTTGTAAAACGAGGATCTGTTACTATACTTTCTAAAATATTTGGATTTGCAAAATCCACAGTACCAGTATAGTGTCTCAAATTGCAAGCATAATTTTCGGTTTGTGCAACATAAGCCTGTGGAACATAACTCGAAGATGGAATCAGATCAAAATTAATATCTGTGAATTGCGGTATTTGTTCACGAATCTTAGTCAATCCATTTGATGTTAATTTAAAATTACTAGTTGATGGATTAGTAAATCCGGCAAATGTTTCCAAATTGGCAAAAGTTACAGTATTTGTTACATCAAACCCACCTGTTGGTGGATTTGTATCCATATTTGGATATGTTCCACCGTTTGAATTTGTCATATTTAATATTATAGACTTACCATTAATAAATCCATAGTGATTAATTAATACATTGTTTTTTACTGTTGCTTTCAAATTAGCGTACTGTTGTACATCTTTAAATCCAGTAAACGTTCTTACACCGTTGATAGTTTCAATTTTAACATCACCGGCGATCCAAGGTGCTTGTTCCGTATATGCTGCATTTGTTATATCGACAGTTGTAGTAAAACCAACACCATCATTCCATCTATTAAGTCCGTGTGATGCTAAATAATTCCAAAAATTATATCCTCTTGCTGGTCCATCGGTATAACCAAATGGTTGATATACAATATTATTTGGATTTAAATAAGTCCACTCTAAATCTTTGTATAGGTAATTAAAATTAGTTAATGCTGGATTAACTATAAATGAGCCAGCCGCGGAATTAGTTTGAGAACCAGTGGAATTGATAAAAATATTGTTTTCAATTGAATTTCTTGGACCACCTCCTATATTCACACACCAACCCTGTACAACTGGGCCATCTGGTGCTAAAGAAGAAGGTAAACCGTGATTATAAAATACATTACCAAATATTTCCCAACCAGATTGATAGGCATCAGAATAAACACCAACAGATAATTGATGTTGTTGATCGCGGCAACCATATGGAAACGGGTCTGTCGTATCATATTTATTGTACCATTCTCTTCCACCCGGCAATCTACTGCCACAGGTATTAAAGAAATTGTAACGGATCTTACTACCAAAAGTAAGAACATCTCCTCCACCATAAACAACACCATAATCTTCTTGATCTTTTAATAATTCATAAAAATGATTGTATTCAACTATATTCTTTGAGCCTTGAAGTTGTACTGCTCTTGCACCATCTTTAAATAAATTCTTTGATGCTGTATTACCTACACCGTTTATAATCACACCTGCACATGCAGATGGTGCAGAAATTCCATATCTTTGGATTCTGCATTTGGTAACAACATTGTTTGCGGGTTCTAGAGTTTGTGGATTACCACCAGTATTTACTATACCATTCATCATAACATCATGGACATCACACGAATCTATAACAACATTAATACCACCTTGAGAACAAATTCCATCCAATTTCATGTTGTATATTTTGCATTGTTTTATATTAATATTTTCACACAATTGAGTATCAATGGCACTTCCAGCACAGTTTTTAAAAGTTAATCCAACAATGTTGACGTTTTTTACTTTATACAATTTAAATAAAGAGTGAATTACGTCTTTATTATTCATTATATCTCTGGATTGTGTTCCACCACCATTACTATCCCAACCCAATGGAGAATTTACCCATCCCGGATATTTAAATGTATTGTTTGGATGATTTGGATCAGAACCATAATGTTGATGTTCTGATTGAATTACATCATGAGATTGGAAATAAATGGAACCCGGTCCAGTTAAAGCTCTATGAGTTAAACTAATTTTACTACTGGAAGATAGAGCAGTTGGAGGATAGAAATATAACTTTTTGTTAGTTCTATCAATATAATATTCACCTGGTCCTATTTCGGTTGGAACGTTAAACGCATACCATCTTCTTGGTGTAGGATTTGCATAACCGCGACCCAAATCTGAACCAGAATAACAATAATGAGTATTAGTTATTGTATAATGTGAATTTTGAGATCTTACTGTAAATTCTCTGTCATCCAAATCAATATTTACTAATTTGAATGTTTCTTCTGCCCATTCAAATCTCCAAAATCCAAACAAATAAATGTCATCAAATGGTTGTTCATCTGTTCCAGAATTAACTGCCCATCTAGAGATTACATCATGATAATTTTCATGAAAACATTCATATTTAAATTTGCCTTGACGTTTTGATGCACAGGCAACGGGATCATTCCAACAAACACCTTCGGTGCCTGTATCAATGATTGCAGTACTTAAATTTTCTATGTGAGCACATTCATCAAAAGAATAGCCAGAAAAAGATGTTTTCTTTGGCCAACGAGATACAGTCATTGCTGTATCGTTGTATATTAAATCTGGAACTGCTGGTTGTCCCGACCACATTTCGGCTGCTTGTCCACCAGGCACACCAGTCAATCCCGTTTTATAACCACTTGTTGCTTGTGGCATTCCTCGCCATGCTGGAGGATATTGACCCAAATCATAATCAGTAACGTCAGCAACATATACATTCGCCTGAGCAGTTGGATTATGGGCCAGACGACTCCACAGTGGATCTGAAGAATTTAACGCAGTAAATTCCGTCCAAGCAATTTCTTCGTCACCAGAAATTATAACTTCTTCATTTTTATATGGTTTATAAGTTATTGTTCTTCCGTTTGTTCCACTATAAGATTCGTTTAAATAGAAAACTGGATTAGAAGATGTACCTAAAATTTTATAAGTACCACCTCTTATACGAATTTCAATATTTAATGGACCGGTATAATTTTTTGCTAAATCGGCTGCTTTTTGTAGTGTTTTAACTGGTCCTGTTAGTCCACCAACACTTGGGTTTTCGCCACTCCAAGAATCGTTTCCATCATTTACAGAAACGTAAATGTTATAAGTTGCATTACCACCACAAGTTCCTATAGCTTGTTGTTGGCTTATTGTCCAAATATTTGGATTTGCTCCATCTGTGTATATTGAGTTGTCAGTAATGTAATCAAAAGACAATCCATCCGCAGCACAACGAGCAAAGAATTGATTTACACTAGTTTTAGCATCTGCTATTATGTTTTCGTGCCATGCTGAAAATGGTAGTTTTTGTGATTGTGTAAAATCTGGATACTTTAAATTTGTATTGTTTACGCTTATTCCTTCAAGATCTGCATAGTAATCAATATAAGTTAAAGGACTCCAATTTACATTTACTGGTGCTGCTGACCAAAAAGTTGTTTGTAATACTCTTCTACCTTGTGGAACTTCTAATAACTTATTTTTAAAATTTGTATAATTTATAGCACTAACATATTCATTGGTCCAAGCCTCATTATCAGTGGTCGTAGTACCAACCCATCCACCCATATTATCGACCCAAATCATAGGAACAACAGAAGTTGCATTTTCATCAACCTCACGTATCCATGCGGCGGCAAATACTTCATAGTCTGCGGCATCTATGTTTGTCGATAAATCTGCTTCATCTTGTGCTGGTGGATTTATTAAACTTTGATCATATTGATCGTTTAATCCAAATACTTCTGTTGCAAGATATGTGAATCTGGAAGCAATTAATTTCATTCCAGAATAATCCCAATGCACAAAGTCTTTATTTCTAAAGTTTACAGTATTATTCCAGATAGAATCTGCATTTAATGAAGCATCTGAAGTTTTTACCCAATATAAAAGATTATCCTCATTTGCAAGTTCACCAATTGCCACATTAAATTTTTGGAAAATTGGAACTCTATCCATTAAATAAGTAATAAGAATTGGAGCATTAAAACCAACTGCATTTCTCATGTTTGTGAAATGAGCACGCATTTGAGTTTTCCAACTCTCAATATCTTCTTCAGTAAATGGATCTTCCCAAATACCAGTATCTACCCATTGTTTAATTTTACCATTTTCGTACAAATTTCCGGGAGCATGTGCTCTGTCAAACGCATATGCGTCATTAATACCAATCGTTAAACATATAAAAATATTTGCAGATGCACCAACTTGTGCTTTTGCTGCATCTACTCTTTCAACAAATTTTTCCCAATAACCAGTTGTAGTATTACTGTCGGTATCCCAATCAAAAACAGTAGAACCACCCATTGCAACTTTGCACAAATAAACTTCACTATTTCCAAAATATCCACTATCAACTTCATTAGCAAATCCCAATTCAAAGCCATGTGGATATCCACCAACTGCTGTTGTGCCCCACGGATATGCGTTCCAATATGAAGCATCAGTTACATCTGCGTATGGTGGTTGTGGAAGATGACCTAAGAAGTTATTACCATTAAATCCAAATCTCAAAGATTCAAAAGTCAAATTATTGTTGTTTAATATTTGAACATTATTTCTTTGATTTAATTCTGATGCCAATGCACTACCATTGTAAGCAAATCCACCAGCATTAGATTCACCAGTAATAATAAACAAAACTGGATCAGGATTTACTGTGTTATCGGTTTCTTGTTGCACTTCATCCGTTGGTGTTGGTGGTGCATCTGGCAAAGAACCCAATGCTTGATTAAAAATATTATTTGGGTTATTTAAAAATGAACCCAAGAAACCCTGAACAGATTGTTTTTGAATATTAGAATTAATATTTGGCATAATTATAAGTCGTAAAGTAAAGGCTCTGCTCTATATGGAGCGTATTCTGGTATTATATCTATAATGGAATCGGTAGATGGTCCTGTTTCTGGGCTGTAATCTGTGGGATTATCATCCGTCGTTGGTTCGGTTGGTATAATTACTTCTTGTAAAAATCTCAAAACAGGTTCAGATTCGCCAATCCTATCGGCACTAGTAAATATTCTATCACTTTCTCGAATTATTTCTGCGTTTACAACTCTTCCAGAAAATGGATCTGGTTTTGGTTTTATTGGTCTAATACTTGGAGTAGATGTAGCAGCGAACAGATCTCGACTTTCTTGCAGTAAATCTAAAACATCATATCGATAAAATGGTTTATATCCGGCAGGGTGTACTGTTTGTTTTAATATTTCTGAATATGAAAGAGGAGTTATTGAAGATCCTATTTCATAAGAATTTTGTTGATAGTAAAAATTGTCGGGAAGTATTGCAATTTCAGATAATAGTGATTTTTTTGTAGAATAACGACCTTCATCTTTAAACAAATAGCCAGTTTGGTATGATATCCTACAATCATATGATAATTGAGGACCTGGGTTATTTTCGTTTTCTGGGTGTGGATTATTTAATTGTGTTGTGTAGTAACTTATATTGGTTTCTGTGTAATCGTATCCCGGATCTAATATTTTAACTTTTAATATTTCACCCAATTCGCTAACACTTTCCACAATTCCTCTAAATCCACTACCGAGTGCTTTAATGACAATTTCTGGATACTCTACATTTTGAACACATCCACTGCATGTATATTTTGTAGTACTACCATAACCACTTAGTATCAGTTTATCTCCATATTTGAAATCGTATTTTCCATAACCTAGTGCATTTTCGCATGTATTTAATTCTGTTCCAACTATCATAGAAAACAATTTTAATTCTACTTGTTGTGTTATTCCTTCAACAACTTCGTCATAGAATACTGAAGAATCTGTCAATTGACCATATACGTCACTTAAATGAGCAGTTGTTACGTTTCTTCCAGTACCAAAGAAAAATGAAACATCTTCTACTACTGCAAAGAAAGACTTATTACCATTTGCATCAAGACCATAAATCTCTTTACCAATTAAAAATCCACAGTTATCTTCTGTTAAATTTTGTATTCTTATAAATGTTGGTACTACCCATTTCCCTTGTGATGCTGTTATAATTTTTTCTCTAGGATATGAAAGAGTTATTTCCGCATCAAACATCAATCTAAACAAAAATCTAAAAGAATCTTCGGTTCCTTTTCTTTTATAAAAATCTCTAATTCTTTTTATAATTTTTGTAATATCAACTTTGTTTCCAGTTTCCTTGTCTGTTGCAAATTTTTTAGGAAAAACTGCAAGATATGTTTCATAAAATTTATCAATTAACTCTGGTGGAACAGTATCTACATCCAAGAATTGTTCAATAGAGTGTGGAATGTAATTTACATTTTTACTTAATTCCATCCATCTATAATATTCTTTAACAAATTCTACAAATACACCATATTCATATTGCAAGAAATCAGGTATAGTAGCACTTACTACAGAAGATAATTGATTTTTTAATTCTAACGTAATAGGTTTTGTTGAAAAATATATTGTTTTTCTAGTATTTGGTAATTCTTTGCCATATTTGTTTCTAATATAGCAAGTTAAAACGTGATTACCTTCAGTCAAAGTTACATTAAATAAATCTACTCTATTAGTTTTTTCATAAACCGAATTGCCGATTTCAAAAACTACAGTTGAAAACAAACCATCAGTATCTCGCACTTCGTAATTTATAGTTACTAAATCCGAAAAAACTATATCATTTGCGACCGGAGTTTTAATCTTTAATTCGATCATTTAATTGGTTTTCTATAAGCAGTTTCTGTCAAGTTGATAACAACAGAATTAGGATCATCACTATCTATTGTTAAAATTGTATCAGGATTTACAAACACATCAGAATCTACTACGTTAGCAAAAAACTTTATAAATGGGTTATTTTCTTCATTAATTTGTGGTTTAAATTTTGTAAGAGATAAAATACCAGTTTCATAATCTATACTACCAATATATTCTGGTGCATTTTCGGTTAAATCTATGTTTGAAAATTTCCCAATGCTATATTCTTTATTACCATTTTCAAAAGCAAGATATAATTTACCAGAACCATTATCATATATTCTGCAAAGTCTTATGTTATTTTGATAATCGTAATAGTTGAATCTTGAAGACTTTATATTTGGTTTATCAATACTATCACTTTTGACTATTTCATTTTGGAAATTAATAGTGTAATCTACAGCCGTTCCATAAACAGGAGTTAATCTGTATTCTAGTTGGGGAGTGACAGTAACACTTAACAAAGAAGTGTCAGTATTTTTAATAGTATTTTCCAATTCATTTACTATCAAATCTGCATCAAAAACATCCAAATTTGTTTGAATGTATTCATTTATTGCACTGATTATTTTAGTCTTAAGACTTTCAATTGAGCCATTTGTTTTAATGATATCGACTTTAGCATCACAATTGATTATTAAATAAATCAAATTGGGATCTACTAATTCTGGTATTATTCCTACAACTGCTCTATTTTTTGTCAGAGAACGCAATATAGCATTTTTTTCTGTGTTTGAAAGTGCTGCTCTGTTTTCTGGTTTTATTGATATAAAGATCTTTCCATAAGCGGGTGGTGTATTATCTTCTCCTCCCCAACATTTTATAGATTTGATAAAAGAAAAATCATTTTGCAAGACTATAGAATAATCGTCAGCAGTTACGGCACGCTCTTGAGTACTAAATGCCTTTGGTGCTTTGTATTTAATAGATTGAGTGGTTTCACGACTTGAACCACCATATGATGGAGTTCTCACTATAACTGTTGTATTTGGTAGAGATGGAGAAGTAAATACTCTTGCACCTTCTTCATCATTTACTCCTATTTCGTTTGCTTCTTCCCCATTAGTTTCTAAAAATGTAATTATTACTAAATTACCTTCATTTAAAGATTGTCCTATTATACCATCTCCAAAATATATTCTATAGTTCTCATCTGGTCCCTCTTCTAGAAAATATACTTTAGAAGAACCGTCAACCATTACCATATTTTTTGCTTCTTCCCAAACATCATTTATGCCTGAAGAATCACTTGTAGAATTTTGTACTCTTACGGAAATTGTATTTGTGTCGATATTAGTACTTCTTAAAGTTATTTTTTGTGTTGGATTGGAACCATTTATCACAAAATTTACGGTTTTAAACGTACCTTCTTTTAAAACTATACTACCTGTTGTATAAGTTTCCACTAAACCAGTGGTTTCATTGTAAGTATTGGGAGTATAAACCGCATCATTTAAGTTGTAAAAATAATAAACACTATTATCTTTGTTAACTTTAAATGCTGTATTTTTTGGTATTGTATAAGAAGACAATCCACCATTAGAATTTGCATCAATTAAAACTTCTACCGCACATGTTGCTGATCGTGAAGATTCGGGAGTATATCCTAAATTTTTAGCAATTGAAACTACGGATGATCTTTTTTGAGCCGTGTCCAAAAAAGCTTCATTAAATGTTATGTTATTGTATAATGATTGGTAATGTGTGTTATATGCCAGTATGTCTAAAAGAATGTTTAATGTAGATCCCTCAAAATTATAGGAATTAAATTTATCTTGCGACTTTAGAAAAGTTATTAAATTCTGTTTAATGTCGCTATAGTCTAATTTTGAAAAATCTGGTTTCATCTGATCCTCTCAAGATTTATTTGCAAGTTTTGCAATTCTTCTGATGCTTGGTTTCTTAAAGAAAACGTTATATCAATTTGCAGTAAATTTTTTTCATATAAACTTTCAACTTCTACTTTTTGCAACTTGATTCTGGGTTCATATACTGAAATTATATATTCAATTTTTTTAGAAATAATGTCTTTTAAAATTGGATCTGGGAAATTTTCAAATAAAACCTCATTTAATCCTACATCAATTTTAGGATCAAAGGGTTTATCAAATCTTTTCATTAGCATCAAATTTTTAAGAGATTGCTTTATAGCATCGATATTCTTTTTAATTGATATGTCGCCGGTAACAGGATTACTGGTAAAATCGTTACTTATGTCGGTTATATTTAAATTGGTTTTAGCCATGTTTTATTAATAGGGTGTTAAGTATTCGTACATCTTTTTCCAAATGATCTATTGTTTTATTTGGATTTATGCTTTCTGCGTGGTTCCAAGAGCACCATTCACAACAAATATAACCGAAAGGAGAAATTGTGTTGTGTTTTTTCATTGGAACAAGAATAAAAGCAATAGTGTTTCTTGATTCCATAAATCCTTTAAAGTGACTATCAATCAAAGTGTTTGTAAATATTATTCTTGGTTCATCTTCTTGTAGAATTTTTAATTTTTCTACAAATCTTGTAAGCAAAACACCTTGCTGTTGATCTATAGTTTGTGCGACACCTAGGGAACATGATTCATGCGTTATTGAAAACTTTAAAATACTCTCTCCACTAAAAAAATCTCCACCATTATGAAATTGTGAAATATAAACTCTTGCACAATCTAATTGCAATCTAAGTTCTGTCAAAACTTCATTTACTTGAGTGTGTATTTTTGTAAAATCTTTTTCCGAATTGGTAAATAATTTATGTGTTTTTCTTTTTTGAAAAACGTTCAATAACGAAAAACTTATTCCAACAATAAATGATACCAGCGCAAATCCAGCCGTATACCACATATCAGGAGTTATTGATTTAAATAGTAAAAACATAATTCTTCCCCGTTAAGTGCGTATCATTATTTATTATTTTTTGGCGCTAGTTGGCACCCATTCCTTCTTATTGTTTTGCATAAAATCTTTAGTATTTGACGGTTTTGATGTTTGATATTCACTTGGATTGTCTAAATTCAGTGGTTTAGGATCTGGACTGAATGGTGGTGCTTTTTTATCGTCGGGTTTATAAAGCAATGGGGTTTTGAGTGTAACATTTTTTGAACTTTTTAGTTCAATTTTATCGGTAGCAGAACGCAATACTGTAAACTTTTCTCCAATTAATTCTAAAGTATTCCCGGAATATATCCGCATTTTCCCATTATATTCTGCCCCAAATATATCCATATCCAATTTAGATTTAATCGTTATAGTTTGCAATCCTTCTATCTGTATACCAGCAGTAGAAGCCAACCACCAATTTCCTCCGGTTTTTGTCACAAAAGATCCATATATGGTTTTTTCTTGAGATTGGAGTTCTTGTTTTTTGTGTTGTCCTTTTTCATTAATGTTACCAACAACTTCGGTTATTTGATTTCCGCCGATATAAGTTCTCTTATTGCCCAACAAATATTCACCCAAATAACCCGAACTGTTTGTGAGATATTTTTGATCAAAATCTCCATCAATTCTTTCATCTCTATTTCCTCCTATTTCGTTCACAACATCCCCACCAACTACCACGTGCATATGTCCTTTTACTTCTAAATTATAATCACCACCAACTGTATGATTATAATTTCCTTCATCTTGGAGGATATTCACATCACCTTTATTTAATCTTATATTTGCATCCCCCTCAGCAACAGAAACATTCATATTTCCTTTTTCAATGTAAATATTAACATTGGAATTACCAGATATAAAAATGTCAAAGTTTACATTTTTCTCTTTAGTGTTTTCTTCTTTGTTTTCATTTACTAGGATTTTTAGTCCTTTATCTACAGTGACTGTAGAATACCCACCAAGATGTGCATAGTTATCCCTAAACACATGGAAATAATGATCTCTTACATTTTGTTCCACTACATCGCCATTTGGATAATATTCTACATTTGAACCAGAACGATGGAACAACGAAATTCGTTCACTACCTGGCGTATCGTCCATTTCTATTAAATGACCGCTTTCACTTTGAAACGCTTTATTAAAAGGATATATTGATACTGGCTTAAATTCTTTGCTTTTCTTTTCTTTACCACCACACGGATCTTTTGGTTCAATTTCTTCACCTTTTACTCTTCCGTGTTCTGTTTCTGGTTGTTTCCATTGTTTGTTTGAACAAGTTGCAAAACCGGAATCTCCGGAACCTTGTCCCCCCCCACCACCTCCACCCCCACCACCGGATTGTGTTGGGGTATTTTGGGCAGAAGCAGATGCTTGTGGATTACCGGCTGTGACTCCACCTTTTACTGTAACATTACCTTTAGTTTTTTGTGTAGACTCTGGAGTTGTTGCAGAAACATTATCACCAGAAGGAAGATTTATTGTTTTACCAGAAGTTGGTCTTCCCTTGCCTGTAATTTCTTTTCCAGAATTTTGTTCTGAAACTATATTTGGTTTATCGCATTCGCTCATGAGTCATTACATCCTAATATTTCTTTGTTGGAAGAATTTAATGGTTTTTCTTTTGTCAATTTCCAGTTGTCAAATTTGGAAGCCTCTATACTGCTTTTAAATGAATTATTTCCAGAACCCAACCCACTCAATGTACCTTTATTTGCTTCACTTTTATTCACCACACCACATTCAAAATACTCCTCAATATCAATATCTGCGATTGGTGCCGAGTCCAGCAATCCTTCTGGTCGTGGTGTTTTTTTTAATTCTATTATTGTTTCTTTTATTTTTGTTTTATCGTTTATCGTTATTGCTCTACCCAAACGATCAGTTTGTTTTTTAGGTTCTAATTCTTCTAGTTGAACACCACGTTTTTCAGAAGATTCTTGATTTCCAAGTGGATAATTTCTTTTTACTTCTTTTGATGGATATTTTTTAAGATCTTCTTGTTTTCTTGGATCACGGAATCCATCACCATAATTTTTTTGGAAAGTTTCAGATTCTGTATCTTTTTGTTGGAGAGTATCAATACCTTTGGTTTCTTCCTTTGGGGGTTCTTCCGGTAAAGTTGGCAACCATCCAACAACTACTGGTTGTTGACATTCAACACCATCTTTAAAGAATCCAAATACCCATAATCCTTCATGCAATCCTACCGCTGTCGCTTGCGGTGAATTTCCCGTTGTGGCTGGTTGTATTACTTCGGCCCAAGGCAAACCCTCAGTTGGAATATCTTTTTTAAATGGACTATGATAACCGTGTATTCTGACTCGAACTCTTCCCTTTTGTAATGGGTCCATTCTATCTTCAACACAACCCCACCACCACCTAAATGTAGGATCACCCAAATGATTATTAGGCATATTCATCTCCTTTAGAATCTTTTACTGCCTTTATACGCATCGTATATGTTGAAGATGGAGTACCAGCAGTTCCACCACTTTTTAAACTGATATCATGTGATATTGCTGTAATTAAAAATTTGCCAGTCAAAAATACATCTTTCTCTTGCATCTGAACTCCGGATTGTTCAATATATGCTTCATTCAGCATCTTGCGAACTTCTATTAAATCTCCAACTTTCATTTCACTATTACCGGGTACATTTAAATACATTACAATTTGGTCCATTTGCTGCATGGAACCCATTCGATTTCCAGCCCAATCGTCTTGTAAACCAACACCATCTTGTCCTGCCGGTTCTTCTGAACAATCGTGTAAAAATCTTTGCTTATTAAATCTTCGTACTGCAACAGCACTGTTTGCTATTTTTTTAAATTCTGATTCTTTTTCTACGTTAATTATGGCTTTATTTGAAATGGTACTATATTTGTTTTTATCATAAACATGGGTTTTTGAGAAGTAATCTCCGGTAGTACTATCAAATGAAACAATTTCAGAAGAATATAATCCTTCTAAAGCATTTTCGAAAGGAGAAAACCCCTCACCACTATGACGAATTACACTATATTTTGCCTCTTCTGTAGTTAATTCGGGATGTGGTTGTAATACTTTATATTTCCATTTTACTTCTTTTTCTTTAAATTTAGATATAGTAATAAAATGGTGTTTATTGTCTATGTCTTGATAAAATACGTAATCTACGTTTTTTGGATTTTCTTTAGATCTTGCTTGTTTGGACAATAAAATTATATGGGAAAATGGTGAATCGTATGTGAATACTCTTTTGACTTTTCCTTCAGTTTCTTGGATATCACATTGTATATCAATTTCTTTACAAAAAGATTTTACCATGTTTGATATGGTATCATCATAGTATTTTGATATCATTCTGCTATTGTTGACAAACAATGGTTTAGTGGCAAAATAACACATGATTTCAGTATTAGTTGTGCCTGGTATTTCTGATCCTGGCATTATCTTATACACAAACATGTCTTTAGTTTTTATAGTTTTTTCTGTATTTCCTTTAAACAGACTATTAATGGAAAAATCAATAGGAGATAATGCTCCAAGCGAACCTGTTCTTTGGTATAGATTTGCGCTGGCCGTATTAAGAGTAGTCAAATGACCCCTCAAAACTGGATCAAAAAGACTCTCAGTTATAGTTAAACCTGTTACTATTTCGGTAATATCAATACCGTTTAAAGTTATAGTAGGTTTATTTGTTAGTAGAACGCTATTAATCATTTCAATCTACCTGTGCGAGTGATTTAAAATTACTAACAAAAGTCGTAATATATTGTGGTCTAATTAAGAAAATGTTTCTTCGTTTTTCGTTTTCTGCGGTTTCATAATCTGCGTTTGAAACAAAAATATTATTAGTTCCAGTGTTACTGTTGATGTAACCATTCAACAGCAAACGAGAATCAGAGGGAGAATTTATATGATGTAATGCTGTTTCATTTTCATAAACTACTCTTTGTACTTCTTTACCTGTTAAAACATTTTCGTCTTTATCCAACAAATTTATTACAGATTCTTGCAAAAGTTGAGATGGTGATATTTTTTCTGTTACTAATTTATTTAAGTTTCTATCCGATTCAAATACTTTAAATTTGTAACTATCTTTTGTGACGTATTTTACTTCACCAAAATTACTAAATCCCAACAAAGATGTATCCTCAAAGAACAAAGCACTTTTGTTTCCATATTTTGCTTCAATATAAGAACCCAATTCTGTTGAAGCCATTGGCCAATCAAAGAATCTACTCTTTATATTATTTGTTATTAATATTACCCAATAATAATCAACTTTACCATAATATGAGAAGGATAAACTTTCGGGTGTTTCTCCCTCTGAAATTTCATATTGTTCAACTAAATCACTTTTATTAAACTCAGAGGAAAGTGAAACAATTCTTTTGAATATGTCTGGAATTGTTACATCGCCATATTGTGTTGTTCCCAATTTATTAAAATACATTTATGACCTTTACTTGTAAAGTTCTTCCACTTTTTCTCTGGTGAGGGGAAGAAGTTCTTGAAATTCTAAAGTCAACGTAGAGTGTACTGGTTCACCATCTTTATGGAATGCAGGTAAACCGGAACCGAAAGGATTATAGGTTATATTTGTTAGCGCACACAAATCTGTAGCAAAAATTGTTTTTTGAGCAACAACAATTTTGAGTTTAAAAACCTTTGGTGTTGAATAACCAACGCCACCAACACTCGGATGCATTCCACTTCTTAATTGTTTTAATAGATCACTATATTTTTGAGCAAATGTTTTATCAATTGGCATAAAATCCCAAGTCATTTGGAACTGACGCAAATTTGCATTTCTAAACAATAAAGTATTTAATGGATTTTTTACAGTACCATTTCGTCTACCAATATCTTTTGCAAATCCACCAATACCTATTTTTTCCATCAACTCTAAACCAGCATCTCCAAGTGTTCCTGCATCTACATCTGGTCCTTGAGTACCGGCAACCCGCATTGCTAATCTATTTAAAAAGTCCGCACCTAATTCTTCTTGTTGCCAATCTGCACTATACAAATCACTTAGTTCTTTTGGTAATTGCAAATAATAGTTTGCTATTGTTGCTGCGGTATTACCTGCACCTATTTCGTTTTCCAGTATTTGTATATTGGAATACATCATATTGCTGTCAAAATTACCTTGACGAACATCGGTTGGTACTAAATTTACATTGGTTGCCATGTAGTATTAATCCTTTTCTAAATACTATGTATGTCGTATAAAGGAAGATTTAAGCCAAAGAATCCCTCTAAGTACAAGGGAGATCCCAATAATATTGTGTACCGTTCTCTGTGGGAACGTAAATTTATGACATTTTGTGATAATACGGAAAACATAATAAATTGGGCTTCTGAAGAACTACCAATACCATATCTTTCTCCTGTAGATAAGCGTTATCACCGTTATTTTGTGGATTTTGTTATACAGGTTAAAGAAAAAGACGGCTCTGTGCAGACATATATGGTAGAAATAAAACCCCATAGAAAGTGTCAAGAACCCGCAAAGAAAAAGAAAATAACTAAAGGTTACTTACAGGAAGTTGTTGAATGGCAAATAAATAAATCAAAATGGGCTTTTGCGGAAGAATTTGCTAATAAAAGAAACTGGAAATTTAAAATAATAACAGAAAAAGAACTTTTTGGAAAAGAAGAACCCCCAGAATCCGAATCGTAACCCACAAACCGCAATATCGTGGTTGAGGGATAGTATGCGGGGAATAAACAAATCCCAAAAAGGAAAACCCGATGACTATAAGCAATTTCTTCTAGATCCTTCTAAAAATCTAAAAAGAAAATTAACTGGACAGGTTTTACTTTTTCGTTATATACCCAAATCTAAGGATAGGATATTTGATCGTTATCCTTTAGTGATAGTAACAGGCATATCTGGATCGATGTTTTCTGGAATAAATTTGCATTATATACCACCAATGGATAGATTTAAAATGATTCTACTGATGAATAATCTTTTGTATAATTACAACGAAAGAGATCCCCAAAAGGTAAGAGTTAAAATTTTGTCCTTGTTGAATAAGAAAATATTTGCTAAATATTATGGCACAGTTTTTAACAATTATTTACCAAAAAACATAATGGGTAAACCTAAAATAACAACACCAGAAGAATGGACAAATTTTGCGTTTCTTCCAGTTTTTAAGGGAGTAAATCCAGCAAATTTGTATTCTGAAATACGCAAGGAAGTATCTTAATGGCATCAGATGTAGCCAGTAGTTTAAGAGCAATAACCGGTTTGGTGCGTCCAAACAGATTTTCTGTAGATATTTTTCTGCCAGGAACTTCATTAAGCGCATATCAAATTTTAGTAGAATCTGTTGAATTTCCTGCACTCGCTCTTGGTACTGCCGATTTTCAATATAACACACAACCCATAATTAAAATCCCATATGCTAAATTACCGGCACAAACATGCAATATCACTTTCAGATTGGATGGTGCTGGAAACCCCACGGCAGATTTGTATGCATTTATGGAAAAAGCAAGTCCCAAAAGTCAATCTGATTATTTTGTAGAATATGTAAATAATTTATGGGGCACTTTAAACATAGTTGCTATGGATTCTGCAAGCAATACACTATATGCAGTTAGACTCAATAGAGTATTAATAACAAACATAGACGCCGCTCAATTGTCTTTTGATGACAGAGATTCATATTTAAAACAAACTGTCACTTTCTCATATCAAGATGCAGAATTTACAAAATCGAATAATCGCTAAGGAGATTAAATAATGTTACCAAAAATTGACGTTGCAACCTTTGAAATGAAATTACCATCAAATGGTCAAAAAGTAAGATATAGACCATTCTTAGTAAAGGAAGAAAAAATTCTTCTAATTGCCGCAGAATCTAAAGACAATGATCAGATTCTGCAAGCAATGGATCAAGTTATAACAAATTGTTTGATCGATAAAGTAGATATTGAAGAATTACCATCATTTGATATTGAATATATTTTTCTAAAATTAAGAGAAAAATCAATAGGTGAAGTAATCAAAGTGAATGTTATTGATCCAGATACAAATAAAAAATTTGAAGTAAATGTAGATTTAAATAAAGTTATAGTAAAAAGATCAACAAAACACGAAAAAAGATTAAAATTATCAGATTCTTTGTTTGTGGAAATGAAGTACCCAAACATGCGAGCAATTCTATCAGTAGATCCATCTAAACCGTTGGTAGAAAATGGATTCAATATCATAGTAAATTGCATTGATAAAATTTACGATAAAGATTCTGTATATAATGCTTCAGACTATTCTAAAAAAGAACTACAAGAATTTGTAGAACAATTTACGCAAGATATGTACGAAAAAATGAGTAAATTTTTTGATACAATGCCCTCAATATACTATGAGTCGGAAGAAATGTCGCCGTATTCACAAAAGAAAGTAAAGGTTGTTTTGGATAAATTTGTTGATTTTTTCGACTAGGGCTGGCGAATGAGTCTTTGGAAAACATGTATAAAACAAACTTTATACTAATCCAAGAACATAAGTACAGCCTAACTGAATTGGAAAATATGATACCGTGGGAGCGAGAAATATATCTAAATCTTTTAATAAAACATGTAGAGGAAATAAATAAAAGAAAAGAACAATTAAAGAAAAAATAACTAATGTTAGCACTACCAACAATAACATCCGAGGGTAAACAAAACACTAAAGCAGTTTCTGGTATTGGACGAATGTTCTCAAATACTGGAACTGCTATGGTTTCTTCTTTTCAAAGAAACACGACTCCATCACGAAGAAGAATTGCCCGTCCAGAGTCATCTACTCTGTCAGAAAAAATGGATGCTGCGGTACAAAAACAAACTCAGGGATTAGATTACAAGTTTGTCAAAAAGGCATTTGATATTTACATAAACTTAGCAAACAACATAAAAAAGACTGTAAACGATTTAATCCAAAAAGTAAAAACCATACTTGGTATACAAAATGAAAGTGCGTCGTTAAAGGCACAAACTCGTTCACCAATACCCCAACAATCGACAGAACAACTAAGAGAAACCGCTGAGGCTCAACAAGAACAAGTTTCTTTGCAGATGGATCAAAATAAAACTTTAATCGACATTAAAGTTATTATGGAAAAGATCTTGAAGAAAATTGGAACGGGTGGTTCTGGTGAGGATTCTGGTGGTGGATTGTTGAGCACTGCCGCCGATGCTGCTATTCTTGCTTCTACATTAAGAAGAGGAGGAAAGGCTGGAGCACTTTCTCGTGTTGCCAGAGTTGCTGCTGGTGGAAAATTAGGAGCACTTGCAAAAGTCCGAGGAGCGTCAGCACCAGTTACAATGACCGCTAAAGCAATTGATACCACAACAAAAGCAGCAACTGGCACAAAAGCAGCAATAACAGGAACGGCATCAAAAGCAGGAAGCAAAGCATTATCTCTTCTAGGTTTTGGAACTGCACTTGGTGCCGCTGGATCAGCTGCTCCAGCAATAGCACAATCAGTAGCCCCAGTTGCAGCCGGAATACAAAACATTCCAGGTCAAGGGTTTGTTATGCAACCCCCGTCAACACCAACCACAAGTCCTGCTCAACTACTTTCAACCCCCGCATCCACAACAGCACAAGC